GTGATGTTGCCATAATTGTCAGTAATCTTCAGACCTTGCAACAATTTCATTGCATCAATGTCTTTTGATGATGCTGAATAATCTTGCAAATATTTTGAAAATCCTGGCAATTGCTCGCCATTTTTGTCAACAGCAGTAGGCACACCTTGGTCAATTACTTGAGCAACAGCATTTTTAACTTTCATCAGTTCTTTTGTAGCTTGTTTAGCCGAAGCCAATTCTTTAGGCGCTAAAGGACTAAGAATGTCGCCAATCTCTTTATGGATGGATTCATAAAGATATTCGGGGTCTGTTGATTTGAAATTGCCTTCTGAATCAACCAATTTATCTTTAAGATGGTTCATTGCTGTTTTAACGGCTGATCGCTCACGACCTGGGCCTTCCAATACAGCATTGATTTGATTCAAAATAGGTTGTGGATTAACTTCTTTTTTGTCTTTCCAAAGATTATCCAACTGAGATTGAGCAGCAGCATCACGAGATTCAATCGCTTGATTAAGGGCTTCTGGGCTTTCAGATGCTTTTCCAAACAAATCTAAACGTGATTGCGCGTTTTCGCGTTCACGCTGAACAAATGGTTCAGGATTAATGTCACGGATTGTGCGTTGCAAACCACTCAAATTGGCGTTTTTGGCAACTTCTGCCAATGTAGGCTTAGAGCCAGGCACAATTTCATTAATGGCTGATTGCAGTGGCGCTCCGCCTGTTGTGCGATTAATAATGTCGTTTGCAATGCTTTCTGCGCCAGTTTTTGTGAATGGTTTAGTAGCTGCTCCAGCAACATTACTAACATATCCACCAAGTTTACTAAGAGCAGGAGTTACAGCAGGAACAGAGCCGCCCAATAAAGTTCCAAAAGCAGTATTTTGACCAACTTGACTCCAATAATTATCAGGGCTTAAAACAGGTTGAGCCAAGCCCAATCCAGCGCCAGTTAAAGCGCCATTTACCATTGTTTTTAAACCTATTTGAGCTGGCACACTTTCTCCAGCAGTCAAAATCGCTGGCAAAATTTCACCAGCCGTAGCGCCCAAAACAGATGCTGCATTGGTTGGCACGTTTGCTTGATAATTTTGTTCACGTTGACCAGCAGCCAAAACGTCTTGATTAGCAATGTTTTGGATGTATTTAGCAACAGCAGAATTAGGAGCAATCGCATTAACACCGCTTGCAACACCTTGCTCGACTAAGTTAGCCAATCCGTGAGGCAAGTTCATCAAATGATGACCAAAGGCTTGTGCCGCTTGCATTGGATTGCCAATCAATGAATCTGATTGTGCTGGCGCGTTTTGCGTTACTTCTGGCGCTGTTTTGGTAATCTGATTAAACAACGCATCTTCTTCTGGCGTTGTTACAACTGGCGCTAATTCAGATTTTGTAATTTTGTTAAAAAGTTCATCGTCATTACCGTGATTAAGGTAAGACATAACCTTTTGAACGTGAGCCTCTGTTTTTGGCCCCCAGTTGGCTTTATCTGTGCCGCCATGATAAGCACGAACAGCATCTTCAGCATTGCCATAGCGATCAAGATTTTCAGCCAACAATTTAGCAATGGCTGGAATTGCCTCTTTTGGGTCGTTAGGGTTTTTAACACCAAGAGATTTAGCAGTAGGAGCAATAAATTGACCTAAACCAGTTGCGCCAGTTTCTGCGTTTTTGGCATTAGGATTCCAGCTTGATTCGGCTTGAATAGCCGCAGAAATCAATGCAGGGTCAACATTGTGCAGCCGACCAGCTTCGTCAATTAATTTCTGTAAATCATCATTCATGTCATTGTCCTTGTGGCACTTCAATCAAACCTTGACGGATGTATGAAGTAACTGCCTTTTTAAATTCTGACAATTTACCTTGTTTGTTCAAACGCTCAAGATAAGCCTTTTGCTGAGGCGCGGTCATTGACTCAAAAACAAACGATTCTGGCAACATTTTTTTACTGTTGAACTCAGATTCCCATTTGTTAAATTTAGAAGGGTCTTGACCTGTTGCTTGCCATGCTTTGTTTTTGGCTGCTGCAAGTTTTTCAGATGCAATAGTCATTGACAAAATATCTTGGTTAGCCATGTTTTGAATGTTTGGATTAGCGTTACCAGTGATTGCAGCCGCTAAACGATCATTTGTACCAGAGCCAAGCGAACCAGAGACGTTGTTAGCGTAGTTGGTCATTAGCTTTTTAAATTCCTCATACTTGGCGGTATTGGCATTGAAATCTTTGCCGCCAATTTTTTCAGACATTTCTGGAGCAAGCGAACCAATGAAAGAACGTGCAAAGTTGCGCCATTCTGTGCCTGGGCCTGTTGGCGTGCCTTCGGTAAGAATTTCACGAGCTTTTTCAAGACTTAAAACTCGGTTAGGCACACCACTAGCAAAGTTTGCCAATGATTGAACAGCGCCTGCTTGAGAAGTACCTATCGCAGATTGAGCCGCGCCAGCTTCTGTTCCTGCACCAGACAAAACGCCGCCATGTTCTCCAAGAACAGGAGATTTAGCTTCAGCGCCAGGATAACGACCTGTATATCCGTTTGGAGCGCTAGAAGGCTTGACGCCGTTCCATGTGCCGCCACCTTGATTCACCATGTTTAACAATTGACCTTTTGTCATCACTTCGGTACGACCATCAGGCGTTTTAATTTCAACCGTTTGCGACAATTCAGCAGGCGAAAGGTTTTTAGGAATAATTCCTTGAATTTCAGTGTGACCTGTTAATGGACTTTGTTTTGTGATGGTAATGCCTGAGCCAGTATCAACATAATTAATTTTCGGCATCAGCGCTTGAAGTTGCTGTTCATTAGAGCGAGTTGCAACATAATGCTGGTCAACCCACTTTTGCAAATCTTCTGGTTTGTCTTTTAACGATTGAATTTCTTTGTTGTAATTCAAAGCCGTATTACCGTCAATGTGACCCAAGCTAAGACCGCGAGACAAGGCTTTACTTACATCATCGTAAGTAGCTTTTTCACCCAATGATTTAAGCCCACCTAATTCTTGACCCCAAAATGCATTTTGTTTTGCAAGACCTTCAAGTTTTGCATTTGCAATTTGAGTTTTAGCCAATTCAGCATTTAATGCAGGCGTGTTTTGTTGAACTTCTTGTTGAAGTTTTTGACCTTGCAACTGTTGGTTTTGCGTTTGTTGCAACAGGCTAAGAATGTTCATAGGTGCGCTGAAGTCAGGCACGTTTTGCTTTTGTGGAATGATTGTTGCGTCAACTGGCATTTTTTATCCTTATAGTCCAATCAATGCGGCTATTTCTGGACTCATACCAAAACCAGCAGCAGCACCGCCAGCATAACTAGCAGGAGCAATAGCAGCACCACCACTACCAAACAAACCGCCCAATTGAGAAATTAAAGATTTTCCACCAGCAGGAGCATAGTTGCCCAAAGCATAAATACCCGCAGCGCCTTGACCTAAACCCATAAGGGAGTTAAGCATATTAGTTTGGGCATTGCCGCCAGCAATTTGACCCGCCGCCGTAGCATTAGCGCCAGCCGTCAAGTTGTTGCCCATTGCGGTAGCAGTGTTCATTCCAGCGCTACCCAAGCCAGCCGCAGCGTTTTGACCTGTGCCAACAGCGTTAGCCAAGTTACCCAAAAGGCTGTTATACGTTTGACTTGCCAAACCAGACGAGTAGTTAGCCAAGCCTTTTTGTTGCGCTCCTGATAGGTTTAAACCGCTTCCAGAGGCACTATTAGCCGCGCCTTTTAAACCTTGTTGCAAAGCAAACTGATAGCCTGGCATATTTTCAAGCTGACTCATCATTCCCGCAGAGCCTTGAGACCCAAGCCCAAGCAAACTTAAATAGGGATTCATTGCCTGCGTACCAATGTTCATGTACGGCGACAAATTTTGTTGTGTAGTTTGAAACGCTTGGTTTTGCAGATTTGCAGCGTAGTTTGCAGCGTTAGCCTGCGTTTGCGCGGCTTGCTGTGCGGCATTTGAGGCTTGCGTTGTCCCCGTCAAATCGCCAATTAAGTTTCCGACAATACTCATTATTCAGCCCCCATCAAGACCATTGATTTGAAGATACCGTCCCTTTGGTACGCCTTAGAGATTCGGCCTTCTTCAATGAAGCCGCATCGTTTTGCCAATTTTAGCGCAGGTGTATTCCATTCGCCAATAGGCGCAAGAAACTTTTTAGCCCCTTTTTTACGCATTTTCTCTAATCCGTCCATAGAAAACTTGTCCACATCTTTTGCCCCTTTTTTCATGCAAATATGCACTTCTTGGAAAGCAGGGGAAAGACCTCTAAACATCATAAAACCATGATTGTTTGTAAAGTATGTGTAAGCAGGATTGTGAGCGTAATCTTCTTTTTTAGCCCCGTCCACTTTGAGCCAATTCCAGACCCGATCATCCTGCATGACAGACGTTACAAATTCTGCTTCGGTCATAGCACCACCCACCGCGAACCGCTAGAAATTGTCACAGATTGACCTGATGCAACCGTCATAGGGCCAGCAGACATTGCGCTTGACCCGCTAGGGATTGTGTAACTTGTTGAAACCGTTTTACTGTTAACGTGCAATCCGTTAGTCGCATTAAACGCAGCAGACGCAACAACGCCAGTAGACGGGTTAACAGTAACGCCAGAATTTACGTAGTTAACCGTAGTCGTTCCGCTTGTGGAAGACTGAAACGCCATGTAATAAGTAGCGTTTGTGCTGGTAGCTGTGTTGGTGATTGAGCTACCACCCCCACCTGCAACCCAAGTTGGTGCTGAACCAGAACCGTTAGATTGCAAAACGTAACCAGAAGTTCCGTAAGAACCGTTGAAAGCCACCGCACCGCTGGTATTAATGGTCACTGCATCGGTTGCAGACCCATTAATCACAAAGTGAATTGCATTAGACGTTGTCGTACCAATCGCCAAATCAGCGCTGGTTGACGTTAAATAGACGTTATTTGCGCCATTTAAAGCGCCTGTACCGCTAAACCCTGACGAATTCATGCCAAAGTCGCCGTAATAGGTCGTTGCAGTACCGTTGTTGTTGCTTACAACGTAATCAGTCGATGCCGCCGTACCATTACTGGTATTTTGTAAAACGATCTGGTTGTAACTGTTTGTGCTTGAAGTAAATGAAGCAAAAATGCTTGTGTCTGAATAGCCAAGCGTTCCATAGCTAAAAGCACCAGCAGACAAAGAGCCTGTGATTGTTTCGTTAGCAACAAATGAGCCAGTTGTAATCGCAGCCGCAAGGCTGAAAGTAACCGCACCTGTTGAAGCAGAAACAGAAATTTGATTGGTTGTACCAGCAACGGAAGTAACGCCACCAGCCGAACCGTTTGCCGCAGATGTAATACGTCCTTGAGCGTCAACAGTAATATTGGCATTGGTGTACGAACCAGCCGTTACCGCCGTGTTAGCTAGGGCGATTGTTACAGTCGTAGAGCCGTTGTAACTTGTACCAGACAATCCTGTGCCAATTGTTAAAGCATTGGCAACAGAACCAGCCGACCCTGTTGTATTTTGGTTAAGAGTTGGAATATCAGCAGCAACGATTGCCCTGAATGTAGGAGCGCCAGCCGTTCCGCTTGGAGATGCAAGGAAATAGTTAGCCGTTTTGCTTGCGTATGGATTTTGTGTATCGCCATATCCAGACGCCAAACTGATTGTAGGAGTTGCCCCACCAGAAGAAACAACAGGAGAAGTTCCAGAAACAGACGTAACTGGAGCAGCTCCGCTAGAAGCTGAAGTTAACCGACCTTGAGCATCAACCGTAATTGACGCATTGGTATAAGAACCAGAAGTTACAGCCGTATTAGCTAATGCAACAGTTACAGCAGCAGACCCGTTGTAACTTGTTCCGCTTAATCCTGTGCCAATCGTCAAAGCATAAGGAGCAGCAGCAGTTACTGTTGTTGAACCACCTAAACTAACAGCATTGCCGTTAATAGTGATTGATGAATTAGCTAGTTGAGCGTTACTAATAGTTCCGCTTAAAACTGTTGTTGGAATGGTTGTGGATGCCGTTACAGCACTTGAACCGTTGGCATACATATAACCAGTTAAACCAGTTACGGTGATGCCTGTAAACGCTTCAGTAGATGAACCGTTTATTTTTTCCCATGCGTTTGTTGTTCCGTTGAAAATTGCCCAATCACCAACAGACCAAAGAGAAATTCCGTTTAATGTTGTTGTACCAGCAACAGAAACAACGTAATAATTATTGTTTGTTCCAGAACTTGATGTAAGCGTTGGTGTGTTTGTGGATGCGTTCCAAGTGCCTTGATAAGCAGGTGAATTTAACGGATTTGTAGTAATCGAGGTAATCTGACCTTGAGCATTAACGGTAATTGTTGGAATTGCTGTTGCGCTTCCGTATGTACCTGCTGTTACTGCTGTATTTGCTAAAGCAATAGTTACGCCAGATGAACCGTTATAGCTTGTTCCGCTTAAACCAGTTCCGATTGTCAAAGCGTTTAAGTTTGAACCAAGCGAAACACCAGAAATTGTGCTGTTTGTCAAAGCACCATTAGGGATAGCAGAAAAGTTTGTGCCAACAAGAGTAGGCGAGTTAGTCCATGTTGGAGTAGATGCCCCGCCAGAAGCTAACACATAGCCAGAAGTACCCGCAGCACTAAATGCGTAAGCAGTACCAGTACCATAGGAAACACCACCAGCAGTAGGAGTAGCTGTTCCATTTGTACCACCTTGAGCAATTGCAACTTGACCAGAAGTAATCTGTGATGCTGCAATGGCAATCGTAGTGCTGCCTGCCGCCGTTAGTTGACCTTGAGCGTTTACCGTAAAAGTTCCCACACTTGAAGCTGAACCATACGAGCCAGCAGTTACTGCGGTGTTTGCAATTGCAATCGTGCCGCTTGTCGTGATCGTGCCGCCAGAAAGCCCTGTGCCTGCGGTGATGCTTGTAACTGTTCCCGAACCGCCAGAGGCTGACAATGTTCCGCCAGAGAATGTAAGGTTTGACCCAATGGTGACGTTTGAGAATCCACCCGTGCCATTGCCGTACAGGATTGAAGTTCCCGATGTTGCTGGCGCTTTTCCATTAAACGTATTCCAATCGGTTGAGCTTAAATATCCGCTAGTTGTCGTGTTTGCTTGAGCAATAGTCAAATTAGGCGATGTGCCACCGCTAGACGCCAATGGTGCAGTCGCAGTAACCGCAGAAACACCTGAGCTAGTTAAAGTTTGCTGTTTAAGGTTGCCAGCGTTAGTTACCACTTGCCAGCCGCTACCGTGTGTGTAGGTCAGCTTATCTTGAGGCGAAAGCGTGACAACAATTTCGTTGTAGGCAGTTGAACCATCCACCAGTTGAATCGTGACAATGGCATTAGCAGTATCCGTATTGAATACTGTCAACATATCAATATCACGCACCGTAGATGCCGCTGGAGCGTTACAAATAGTTACCGCAGTGGTGTTATTGGATAGGCTTAATTGAGTTGCACCAAGATAGGTCGTGCTTGTTTGGTCTGAATAACAAACAGTCGTTTGGAGTTGCGAAGTAGTTACCGCGCCGCCCAAAAACAGCTTTAAGACCCGTGTTGTAGTGTCTAGTCTAATCATGTTTTATCCATGTCGTGCGGCAAACGCCAATGAATCAGAGCCGCTACCGCCGCCAGTTGCTGATAAAGTGCCGTTTGAAAAGATTAAGTTTGCGCCAATTGTCACAGCTTTTAGCGCAGTTCCATCACCGTAAGCCAAACCGTTCACGGTTGTATCAATGGTCAAAACTGGTGCATTGTTAACAACAGTCGTATATCCATTAAAACCGTTAGCGTTTTGAACGCTCAAATTCTCAAGAAACTGTTGCAGTTGCGACAAAGTTAAGCCAGGCGTATTGTTGCCGCCTGTTCTTTGATACAACTGCGTCAAGAACATTAGCCAAGCAGTCGTAATATTCCCGTTCGCATCAAGAAACTTGATGTTTACATTGGGGACGTTTGAAGCTAACTGTGTCATTTTCTATTGGGCGCAGCGTCAATGAAAGCGCCAGACAAAGCAGTTTTAACAGGCTCAGACCATGAAAGTTCAAACACCCTATCTCTAGCCATGCCCAAGCGCCACCAATTGATTGAAGTCAAGTAATAGCCTTCTTTGCCCATTGTTTGACCAACAGGGTTGCCAAAAGATTTTCCGCGATTGTCCGACCACCGCAAGAACACGGTCACAGGCTGATTGTTGTTTCCATTACCCGATTCCATTTCAGCAATGAATTGCTTGTATCTCACGCGATCAGACATATCGTCTTCTTGATGATAGAAGCCGCGAATGCGTGTAATCGGTGTTCCGTTGTCGGTGTAATTATTCTGGTCAAGAAAATAAAGGTTTCCGCTTTGATAGTCGCCCACCACCAGAAAATTGTTCCAGAAAGCAAAACAGTTAGACAAGTGACGGTTTAAGTTGCCGTTTGAATCAGTGGTTGACCATTCCGACCATTGTTGGTTAGACAGATCAAAGCACCATGTTTTACTTGCGCTAGGGAATGTCACCACATAAAAGAAGTGACCATTAATCTCAAATGTGTATCCGATAGCGTCTGACAGCATTGAGTAAGTTTGCAATTCTTGGTCAATCGCAAACGTACTAATTTGAACCGCAGAGAAGTTTTGTGTTCGGCAAATGTAGGCTTGGCCTTGGGGCGATTGAGCAACCCAATACATCTCACCATCCATTTGAGCAATAGAATTAGTCGCAGCACATCCATATTGAATAAACGAGCCAGGCATCTCTTGAAATGGAAACACCGCATTACCAGCGTTAAACCAGACTTCAGTTGTTACTTCACCAAACAGATAAATATAACGGCGAGCAACGCCAATACCAACGATGTTATCAGCGAATCCAGATTTGGCTGCATAGTCGGTAGGGTCAAGTGTGATTGAGTTGTTTAACGAGATGTACCATTGGTTTGTATTTGGTCGGTTGAAAATAAAGTAACCATCAACATAGTTAACTTGATTTGAACCGTAAAACCCACCTTGGTCGCCTGAGCCGCTGTTGTTAATCGGCGCAAGCGTGTTATTACTCATTTGAATCGTATAGCCGCCGTAATTGGTAGACGAGTTCACTGTACCGTCAACCAAAAACACATATTGACCGTTATCAACCATTGAGACAACGCCAGAGCTACTCTGAATCGTTCCTAAACTTTGCAGCCCTAAGTTGCTGTTTAATGTGTACACGGTAGAACCGCAGACACCATAAAGCTGTCCGTTAGAAGCAGAGTAAATGCTACGCCAAACATTGCCATTCGGCGCTGTTGTCAGCGTAGTTAAGCCTGGCATTGGGTAATGAGTCGCAGGGAAAACCGAAGTATCGGGATTCTTTTCCATGTACAGGTTAACGCAGCGTTGAGCGCCAGCAATGACGCTTTTCGTCTGGTAAGCGCCAGTTACTAACGGTAATTTAGCCATTAACCTGCACTCCCAACATAAAAATCGCCATAAATGTTGTAAGCGCCAGATTTTCCACGCAAGGCCACAGGCATGTGCAACAAAGGAATTTGGCTATTTACTTCTTCAATTGCACTCATTGAGGCTTCGGCGTATCCAGTCAATTCAGGCGGGATTGGCACACCATAAACCACGCACAAACGCCGCGCTAAATTCCAATGCAACGCATCCAAGTATTCAGGCGGCAAAACAATCTGATCGCTGATTGTGTTGAATTTTTGCAATTGCACCATCACGCTCAAAAAGATTGTGTATTGGTTGCTTGGCAAAGGCCACACGAAAATATTACCCACAGGATAGCCTGTATCGTAATAAAGATATTGCGGGAAAGCGTTGAGGTTCTTAATTGAAATACGGTCGTAGTCTTCTTGCGCCCGTAAAACAGTTAATGGGTAGTCAACAGGCAGCGGTGTACCTGCATTCATGCGGAAGTAAGCAAACTCAATCTTGACGGGTCGGGCAATATCAAACTGTTGGCCAGGGCCAATTGTGTAAGATTCTGCCCCCGTAGCTTGCAAGGAAATCGTTACCAACTCGTAAACCATATAACGGCGGCGCTGCCATTGCGCCATCATCATATTTAACTGGTTAAACGCATCGTTGGTATCTTGCGCCAAAGGTGTCTGTCCAACACCAATGACGTTAGCTGTCTTCAGCGCTAGGTTGATTATGTCCGAGGGAGTCGTTGGCAGTGGTTGCGTCATTTTTTGGCCTTCCTCGCTTCGGTTTATCAGCCTCTAAAAGCTGACGTTCTTCAATCTCGTCATTCACCAAAACAGAATCACCGCTTGATTTGGTAATCCACTTGGGGAATTCTTTGTAAATATACACAGGAGGAAGCACAGGCTTCCCCCTATAAAACTGCTCGATTTTCATAGGGGGTGCGCTCCGTTTAGACCACGTCAGCAACAATACAAGACCATTCAGGCTTGATTGCAGCGTAACCGTACAAAATGTCCATACGGGTAATCAAGCTGTCAGACATAACGTCGTAGGCTTCGATCATACGCAGGCTGATACCGTCAAAGTTTGCACGAGCAGCTTGAACCACACCAGCAGTAGGCATTTCCAAATCGGCGGTAGCCAATGTGAACGCTTCTGGGTAGTAGGCCAAGTTTTGACGATACTGTGAGCTGGCAGGCATCACCAAGCTGATAGCGGCGCTGTTAGCAGGCGAAGCTGTCACGGTGTTGAAAGCAGCAGGTGCGGGAGTAATTGCTGGATAAATTGGGATGCTAGTCGCGCCAGAAGCAACGTTAGCAGTCACAACGAACTGACGCAATTGACCTTGAGATTGACCAGTCAAACGGTTGATAGCGTAAACGCCAGCAATCGTGATGATGTCGCCCACGTTCAAAGTACCAGTGATTGCGTTCACGGTCAATGTAGTACCAGTTTGGCTTGCACCGTTAACTGTACCAGCAGAGAATGAACCCACGGTATGAACTTGGGTGGTTTGGTCATACATCCAGTCAAAGCCCAAGGTATCCTTGGTGATGATGCCTGTTTCGTATTGGTCGGCAATTTTGACTTGAGGGTTAAACAAGCCAGCCAAAGAGGAAACGGTACGGGCTTGGGTCACGGGGTCAAGAATAATCTTGCGGTCATAACGGGGGGCCAAGTTTTGATCGATAGCAGAGCCAGCGGTCAACCAAGTCGTAGCATTGGGGCTAGACAAAGTAGAACCAGACAAGTTAGCCACGATGTTGGCAGATTGACCAGCCACGTTCATTAGGTCAGCAGCAACGTAAGCAGCCAAACGGTTAACAGCGGGAGCGAGAACGCGCTCACTGAAGTCGTCCAATTGCATGGTTTTCTCAGCAGTACCAAACGACACAGGCACGTTAGCTTGTGTTGCCACAGTCAACGATGTGTTTTGTTCGTTAGTACCTTGAGGGGTAATTGCTGGGCCTGTCGAAACGGTGTAATCGTTAGGCAGACGAACGCGCAAAGTCGAACCAATTTTTGCACCAGTACGGGCGAATTGGTCGTCATATTGACGCGAAACGGTACGCAAGAAAGCATTTGACTGAGTAAACAGACGCACGGCTTCATTCGTGATCTGGTTAATCGTCAATAGTGAGTTAGTAGTCATGTTGATCTACCTCCTTATGAAAAAGATTAAAAGTGGGATTCCTTTTAACTCTAGCCTGGAGTTTGTTTTAACGGCTCAACACAACAGTTATACGGCCTGCTTCTGCCTTAGTAAACATTTTACGGCAGTTTTTAGGCTGCCGCAAGAATTAACGAGACTTTTTGGTCTTATTGCGCCAAGCCATCCAAGCCTGTGTGTCGCTAATAGGTGGCTCTGCACCGCCGCCGCCACTAGACGAACCACCGCTTACCTCACCCACGGGAGCAGGCGCATTAGAACGCTGTTTGGAAAATTCTTTGTTGGCCTTGTTGCTCAACTTTGTCATTTCAATGCCCATTTGCAGCGGGTTCAGGTTGGCAATGCGAATCGCCTCTGCCACGTTGTCCGAGCGACCCAAGTAAACCAAAACTTTTTCAGGGCTAGGAATTTCAGCCAAAGCGCGTAAAAAGTCGTTAGATTGAACGCCAGCCAAACTTAAATTAGAAATGGCCTTGTCGTATTCAGAGCCAAATTGTTCTTTGGCGGTGGCTTCAATTTGCCCCATTTTTTGAATAAAAGATTGCTCTTGCATCTTTTGCTCGGCAATCTTGGCGGCAACTGTGTACACATCCTCTTGGGATTGAGGTTGATATTGTTGTTGCGGCGCTTGATTCAAAGCGTCAATCTGTGCCTGCAATTGAGCAGCACGTTCACGTTCAGAATTCTTTTGAGCAGCAAGTTCGCCCATGCGTTTACGCGCCCAATCGGGCAACTCATGGTAAGCGTCTTTTTTTAGCTCAGTTTGAACCTCTGCCTTGGGTTCGGCTAATTGCTCAATAGTTGCTTCTGGATTTTCTGTGGTTTGGGTTTCGATTGTTTCTGACATAGTTCCTCAACTGGTGATGGTAGGGATTTCTTGGGCTAACACCTGTGAAGGGTCTAGGAAGTCGGGGTTAATATCCTGACCGATGTTTGTTGCGCCTTCGATCTCGCTCACCATCTTATCAGTAATTAATCCAACATCCTGTGGCTTCACATCTTTAATCAGCACACCTAAACGCTCGGTTTCGGCTTTGAATGCGCTAATCAAATCTTTGCGCTCGTTTTCTAGACGGATAGCCAAGTGGTTCATGGCGTCCATATCGAGGCGTTGTTTCTCCATAGCTTCTTCGGTTTTCTTCTCCTCTAAAGCCATAGTCATTTGTTGAATAATTGCTTGGGCTTGTTGCAATTGTTGTTGGAGCGCCATTTCAGCGTCTGAAGGCCCTGTACCCAAAATTGCAGGGGGAATCCAGTTTCTCATACGCTCTTGCAATTTATCCGCATTCGGGAAGTCAGCCGAACCCATGTACAAATCGCCAATGACTTGCGCCAGCGCAGGCTGTGCAGACAATAGCTTAGTCATAGCATCAAACGCAGCTTCACGGCGGGTATCGTAGTTCGGGCCAACCTCTGCAACCACATCATAAGCACCCACGGCGGGGTTAAAAATGACGTTCACATCACCCGACTCGGCTTCTTCTTGTTTCTTGAGAGGCACTTTCAATTCAGGGTCAAGCGTGATCTGTTGCTCTGTACCATCATCACCCAAAATGCGAACAATGCGTTTTGTGTCGTAAATCTTGGGGTAAAGGTCAATCAGAATCTTGCCTGTGAACTGAATTGCCATGTTCTGCATATCTTGAAAGTGAAATGTAACTCGTTCACCTTGGTTGACACGCTTCTCAATGGATACGCCCGACAATTCTTGGCTTTGAGCGCCAAAAGTTTGATCGTACTGACCCGAAGTCATCATTAACTCTTGCGCTGCCTGTGCCATACCATCCATGTAGACGGGTGAAGACATAGGTGCAGGCGCACGGGCAGGGTTAGGAATGGGGTTGCCTTGCTCGTCTGCATGGTTGTATGGCAGATAAGCATGGTTTTCGGTGTTAGCCGTTGCCCAATAGTTTTCCAAGCCCTCAATGGCCTCAACAGGCGCAAGGTAAGGCGACTTAGATTGCAATGCGCCATACTCTAGGGCAGCCGCAGCGTTGTAGTTGTAGGCGCGTTGCGCGTCTTTCATGTAGCGTACCAAACCTTTACGGTCTAGCTTGCCTTCAAGCGTGATTTCCTCGCCTGGCACACGAACAATTGGCACATACTTACCAGCCCAATCGCCTTTTTCCAAAACAGTATTACCGCCAATCAAGTATTTTTTAATACTGCGCTTGTCAATGCGGCGGCGTTGAATGTCAGCACCAAGTTTGATAGCTTCATTGAGCATCTTTTGCTCATCACGAGACAAATTAGACTGCTTTTTGTAAGTCAGCGAACCGTCTTCATTGGGGATTGAGTACAGCCATTCCTTTTTATCTTCAACTTCATAGTAAGTAGCAAGGCGAACAACGTCTTTTGTAATCCAGTTTTGGCTACCTTGAGCCTCTACAGCAGGCAACAAGGTATTAGGGAATCGGCGGCGAAATTCCTCTTTTGGTATATCCTCATAGATAAAACCAAACTTAGCATCTGAACCGTCACGCTTTTTAATGTGCGGGTCAAGATAGATTGACATCGTGTCTGGCACTTCTTTGATGTAAATCTCTTGGTCAAAGCTGGAATCGTCAGCGTAGGCTGTCGTAACAATCCAATAGCCAATACCACCACCAACTTGCGATTCAGCCGCCATGTCATAAGCGACCTTAGCGTTTGAAATGTATTCTGTGTGACGCACTAAACCTTCAAAGACTTGAGCAGCTTCATAGGTTGCCTCGTCATTGGTAGGATGAACCGTAACGCTAGGCTTGTTGGCCTTTAAGTTGTTGACAACGTGCAGCCAGTGCGTGTGCGTCTTGTTGATCGTCACCATTGGCTGAGTATTCAGGCGGCGGCGAGCTTTGACCGCTGGCTCCCATTGGTCTTGATTATCCGAATCAGCAAACAGGAAACGCATATCCTCACGAAAACGCTGACGGGTATCTTGTTCCCAATCTAAACAGGCTTTAAAGTGCTTTTGCGCTCTTGCAACAATGTCTTCGTCTTTGTCGTATGCCATGTTTACATCCAGTATCCCGATGTGCGGGAGAAATTGTTAATCGGTCTCGTTTGCAGTTTGGCTTTGTCTTTTTCACGATTTCTAAGCATTCCAGGGAAAAGTTCAGTCAAAACCCAAATCCAAGCGTCTGCTCGGTTAGGAGATTTGCTTCCCGTGTACCCATTTGATGCAAAACCAGACAATTCTTCTTCCAAATCAGCAAAACGACCAACGTGCCTAATTTTACCTTGCTCGTACAAACTTGCAAATGGTTCAGCGCGTACAACTTTTCCGCGAGTCGCCGAAACCGCTTTAAAGTTAGTTTTCGGTCTGGCAGCTTGAATCACCGCCTCCACCATTGCGCCGCCGTAGTTGGTCGCGCCCACAATAACGTCAGCTTTGTGGCGATCAAACGCAGAGACAGCCATCCGTCCCCATGTAGCAGGGCCAGCCTTTACGGTGGCGTCTTCAAGTAAATAGGCGTTTCCGTCAACACCAAGTCCACCGACCACAATACCAATAGCGTCAGCGTCAGCGTTATCAGAATCACCTGCTCCAGAAGGGTCAACTCCAACAATGATTCTTGCCATATCTGGTAAATCATCAGGATTAGCCCTCCAGCGATCAATAGCGTCATCAGGGAATAGCTGATTTGGATTGGCATCGGTGAATTCCCCATCTAAAAAGCGCTTACGCAGCCTTGCGCTTAGGTTTTCCAATGTGCTTAGGTAATCATCCGAGAGATTGTCTTGGTTATCCCTTGGGTTGATTTGGAAATAAGCATAATCCTGCGGACTAGGGATATTGGCTTTTGTCTCGGGGTCACGCTTGAGCACAAAAAGCTGGTACGTCCAATGGTTTTTGTTAGGCGGGTTGCAATCAAAAAACATACGGGGCTTAAGCAGCTTAGGCTCTCTCCCCTCAATTTGCTGCATAACCTTTTGAGCCAAGCGCGTGATTGCAATCCCAACTGGTTGCCAGCTAATCTGACTTGATTCATTCAAGTAAATTGAGGCGAATTCCATACCCAAAATCTTTTCGGTGCGCTCTTTGTCGTCCAAGCCACCAAACCAAATTTCAGCGCCGTTTTGAAACTTAACAAACCAGCTTTGCTTGTCTAGCTTGTATTCAACGCCAGGAAAACACAGCTTCATTACCTTGGGAAAGGTGTCGTATACCACTGAGTTGACGACATGGTTAAAGCGAAACCGAAGGATTGTGTGCCTACTGTCAGGCGTTTTGAGCGCCCTAGTAATGATTTGCCGAACAATGAGAAAGGTCTTTCCTGACCGACTGCCCCCAAATAGCATGATGTATTTGTAGTCAGCCGATAAAACCCTTTGCGCCTCGATTTGCTTTTGGGTGAGTTTCAAGCGTCTTCGTCCAAGTTGTTCATGGCAATGATTTTGACAGGGCCACCACCTTCGCCCATGTGTTCTTGCTTAACAGTTTCAGACCACCGCATTTGTGTTTTAGTCCACCAAATTAAGCTGGTCGTATCTCCCGCCAGTGCTTTGCTGTAAAGCGTCTTAGCTATTTGCCCATGCGCCTTGGCTTTACCCATATCCAACTCTTGTCGGTAATGCTTACGCAAAGTTTTATCGTCAATGCCAACAAGCACAGCAATAGACTCATGGGGCAAGCCTAATCCACTACTGGATTCAACCAGCTTGCGGGTTTCGGGCGTTGGTTCATGTTCGTGTGACATTTTATAAAGGGGAAGTGTTACATTAGTTTACTGATTCTGTCGGGTTTGTCAACAACTCGGCTTTTTTGCCTGTGAAGTCTTCCCATCGTTTTACGATCACATCGCAATACTTTGGGTCTAATTCCATCAGCCTGGCTATGCGCCCATTTTTTTCGGCTGCGATCAAAGTCGTACCGCTTCCACCAAACGAATCTAGCACTATGTCGCCGCCCTTTGTGTTGTTAAGTAATTGATACTCAAACAAAGCCACAGGCTTCATAGTTGGGTGTTCACCGTTGCGAGAAGGCTTTTCAAACTCCAAAATAGTCGTTTGTTTGCGGTCTGTAGCCCAAAGGTGGCCAGCACCTTCTTTCCAGCCATACAAGCAAGGTTCATGTTTCCAGTGGTAGTCTTGGCGACCCATAACCATGCTGGATTTTTTCCAAATAAGGCATTGGCGCACTTTCCAACCTGCGTCTTGGGCTGCGCCACGAAAGTTATAGCCTTCGGAATCGGCGTGCCAAATATAAAAAACAGCACCAGCTTTCATTACAGCATCGGCAGCAACGTAAGCATCTCGCAAGAATTGGCGAAATTGCTCGTCACCCATACTATCGTTTTGAATAGTTAGACTGTCTTTGGTTTTGCCTTCATAAGCTACGTTGTAAGGTGGATCTGTAAGCCACATATCCACGGCTTGACCGTCACAAAGGCGCTCTAGATGCTCGATGCTAGTGCTATCACCGCACATCAGGCGGTGTTTGCCCAATTTGTATATGTCGCCAGGCTTAGTTGTCGGCTCAGGTGGTAGCGGCGGGGCTTCGTCTTCATCCGTCAATCCAGCATTCAATTCCACGGGGTTTAACGCCTCAATCTCGTCAAGGCTAAAACCCGTCAATTCCAAATCAAAGCCAAGCTCTGCCAACTGGTCAAACTCCAGCTTCAGCATTTCATTGTCCCACCCTGCGTTTAGCGCCAAGCGGTTGTCGGCAATGATGTAAGCCTTCTTTTGGGCTTCGGTCAGGTCTTTGAGTTCAATGGTTGGGACTTCCTTGTAACCTAGCTTACGCGCAGCCATGAGGCGACCGTGACCTGCAATGATGCCGTTGTCACCATCCACCAATATTGGGTTAGTCCAGCCAAATTCCTTAATGCTTGCCGCTATTTGTGCCACTTGCTCATCGCTGTGGGTACGGCTGTTTTTTACATAAGGAATTAGCTCAGTTACTAGCTTTTGAGTTATCTGCATTCTGATCTCCAAAGTAATCAACGTCTGGCAGGCTTCCCGCCTTGAATTGGGCTAATTGCAAGGCTGCTTGTTTGCCTAGCTTCATAACCAACGCTTCGACTGATTCCATTGGGAGTTTTCTCAAGCCCATAAAGATCAAATCCGACTCTTGGATGGAAAGGTCAGAATATGCGAGTTTCAGATTTTCGATTTGCATTTTTAGTTTCGGGTTGTGTTGAAGTTGCCTACTATACGGTAATTTGCCGATAGTTCATGAATCCAAGTTAACGCAATCTGCGCGGCTATCCCGTCACCGATCACGTTAACCTGAATCTCGTCATCATCCTCATTCGCTTGAATAAAGATTTGACAAGACGTTACTTCTTCTTGCGCTTTGATTTTTCAGCCTCACGCTTTTCAGAATATGCTATCGCCACAGCTTGCTTGACAGGTTTCCCTGCCTTTACCTCGGCTTTGATGTTTTCTTGAAAAGCCTTTTTACTGGTCGATTTTTTGAGAGGCATGATTATCCTTGCGTGTGAAGAATGGCATAGTTGATATTCAAAACTTCAGAATATGCGTTATTCGTTGAGTTTTTGATAACAACCGTGAACGACCCATTAGCAACTGCTGCTACAAAAATATTGTAAGCACCAAGTGTGCCACCGCTGGCAGGGCTAATAATCACATTGTCTTTTGAACTTACCGCTGAACAGTTAACAACAAAAACCGCTTGAGCTGATGGTGCTAATTGTGAGCTTGCTGTGATTATTGAGCCTGAAGGAGTGTTAATTGTTACCGCAGTCGATTTGTTGTTTGTCTGGGTAACAGTTGAGTAATTCCCCGCCGCATAGCCAATCTGACCTGTTGCAACAACATTGGTAGCTGAAACAACGTCAGCCCCAATGATGTTTTGGTCAGAATAGGCTACGCCAATAGCAAGAGAATTGCCCATATTACAGTGAGATTGCTTGAATGTTGGCAAATCCGATAACAACAGC